AGAAGATGCTCCTAAGGCAACTCTTGAATGGAGATGCCCTCATTACAAATTGACTTTCTGGAATGGACCTCGTCTATCGACTCTGGCTACCATCTGTGAACGGTTCAATGTTGCCTTTCCTTTGGATTGTTGTGAAAATGATCTGAGGAAGTTTGACCTTGATTTGGGAAGGATGATGCCGAAAAGACGATTTCCAGTTATCAACATGACTTACCAAAAAGTACGAGACTTTGTTAAGGAACAAATGGACAAACCCGACAACACTTTTACTGAAGCCGAGATACAAAAGGAATTTTGGCAAATAATAAGAATTCAGAAAGAAATTGCTTTAAGTTTGGGTAAGGTTCTCAAATCTGATGACGCTGCAATGACCCATGTTTATGATCTCAAAGGAATTCAAGTAGTTTCAGACCCGATTTTTATGAAAATGGTTTATTATTTGAGAGCAAGTTTGGGCGATTTTACTGACCATGGTTTTAGAGAAAATGTCGCTCATTCAAATGTTTATTTAACAGGTTTTGCTGAATTCAAAGACAAGGCCTTTGGTGGTGTGAAAACCGCCTGGGCATGGCTAATGAAGAAGGCTGAGGAACTTTGGACAATGGTTTCTGGCTACATACAAAGCATTTATTCATCCCCTACTGTTCAGACTGTACGAACATACTTTGACTCTATCTTGAACCCTATAAAGACCTTAATTGAGTGGGTTTGGGAAACGACGAAAACCTTGACCAAGAAATTTTGTATGGGACTCATGGTTGTTGTCATGTGTGCATTGATGACTGCCGTTGGTTTTAAGATTGCTGGATATGTTGGAAGGTTTGCTGTGAATGTGCTTTCCGGTTTGGGTATATCTATACCTGAATCTGTGAAGTATTGGTTGAGTTGTTCTGAAACATCTGGTGATTGGGAGACCAAGAGGTCTAATGATGTTGAAGAAGAAATTAGAATTGCATTTAGTCTTTATTTCTTTGGATCTAAAAGTAAGAATGAATTGGTTGAACGACTGAGAGTTCTTAATCCTTCAGAACCTGGCGTGTTTGAATTTGCTGTAAATTTGTGTGAAAGACAAACGAGAGATAGAGCTGAGGATGTTTTGGATATTTTGATTCAATGGGAGAGGGTGTCTTTATTTGACCGCTCTTGCCGCATTCGATCTCGTATGTTTGAGAACATGAAAGAAAGATTGAGAAAAATTGTAATTGCCGACAAAGAAGTTGGTAGAGTTGGTTGGCGTTCTGTTTACGCTGACATAATTGAAAAACAATTGCAAGAAATTCAAGAAATGGGCC